GACGGCCAAGGCAGCGCTCGCGGCGCTCAGGGACGAGGCCATACGTCTACTCGACACCAAGTGAAGGAGGTAGGCACCATGCCCACCATCAACGAGCGGCTCGAGGCCGCAAAGGCCGCGCTCGTCGAGGCCAAGGACGGCGAGGACGCGACCGCCCTCCAGTCCGCCATCGACGAGTTCAAGGCCGCAGAGGCCGCAAAGAAGTCCGCAGACGAGGCCGACGCGCTCATCGCGTCCCTCGCCAACCCCAAGGAGGAGAAGAAGATGGACCAGACCATCGCCACCCCCAAGTCCCTCGGCGAGTTCGCCCTCGCCAACCTCAAGCTCGACGCCATGCGCGCCGGCGAGGCCAAGTCCGCCGGCACCGAGTACGGCTACAAGGCCTACACCGACCCGCAGGTCTCGCAGACCGTCACCACCTACTCGACCGACGTGGCCGACCAGGGGCTGCGCGACCTCGCCGTGCGCAACGCCTTCGGTGCCGAGCAGATTACCGGCAACGCCATCACGTTCTTCACCCTCGGCGCCAAGGAGGACAACTCCGCTCCCAGCCCCAAGGGCGTCAACGAGGGCGCTGCCAAGCCCCAGTTCCACATCGTGGAGGGCACCGTCACCAAGCCGCTGCAGAAGATCGCCGGCTGGTTCTACGAGACCGACGAGCTGCTCGAGGACAACCCCTACCTCGCTTCCGCGCTCAACAACCGTGGCCTCTACGAGCTTGACGCAGCCGTCGAGGACTACCTGCTGACCACGCTCGCCGCCACGTCCGGCATCGGCGCCAAGACCTACGCCAACGGTGGCGACGTCAACCCCGACGTCATCCTCGACGCCATCATGGCCGTCAAGGGCGATACGCGATTCAATGCCGACACCATCATCATCAATCCGACCGACTATGCCGTTCTGCGCAAGATGAAGGAGTCCGCCACCTCCAACGAGTACGTCGGCGGCGGCTTCTTCTACGGCCCGTCCGGCAGCCCCGTCACCGTCCAGCCCGGCATCTGGGGCCTGAACACCATCGTCACGCCCAACATCACCTCCGGCACCGTGCTCGTCGGCGCGTTCCGCCAGGGCGCGACGGTCGTGACCAAGGCCGGCGAGGGCGCACGCATCGAGGTCCACACCGGCGACCACGACGACGCCATTTACAACCGCGTCACGGTCGTGGTCGAGGAGCGCCTCGCCCTGGCCGTCCGCTACCCCAAGGCGTTCGTCAAGATTACCGAGGCCGCTTCCTAAGTGACCGCGAGGGGGCCGCGAAAGCGGCCCCGCCGCTGACAGGGAGGTCACCATGCTCCGCATCTACCGCGCTCCAAACGGCAGCACATACCAGTACGAGGAGGGCGAGCAGCCCGAGGACCACGTGCTGGCTGACGAGCCGAATGCGGCCCCCAAGAGGACGCCGGCCAAGCGCCGCACCGCCGCGAACAAGGCGCGCAAGACCGAAAACAAGTAAGGAGGCGCCCATGCTCACGCCATGGGGCTACGAGGTGGGCGAGATGCCCGACCTCATCACGCCCGAGCAGTTCAGCGACGCGACCGGGGGCCGCTTCGACGGCGACGCGCGAGTCGCGCCCGCCATCAAGGCGGCGTCCGCCGCAATCCGCAACTACTGCGGCTGGCACGTGGCCCCGGCGCTGGCATGCTCCGTCACCGTCGACGGGGAGCCGGGCGACGTCTGGCTCCCCACCTGCGCCCTCGTCTCGGTGGAGTCCGCCACGGTGGACGGCGCCGAGGTCGAGGTCACCGCGCACACCCGCCGCGGCCGCGTGCGCCTCGCGCGCAAGACGTGCGGCCTCGGCAACGTGACCATCGGGTTCGTGGCGGGCTTCGACGCCGAGGCCCTGCCCGACCTGGTCTCGATCGTCGCGCAGCGGGTGGTCGACGCCATCTCGCTCACGACCTACGGCGTGGCCAGCGAGTCCGCAGGCGGCGTCTCGGTCACCTACAGCGCCAGCGCCCTCGCGAGGGCAGCGAGCGCCAAGCTGCCCGATGACGTCAAGGCCGCGCTCGCGCCGTTCAAGGTGGTGCGTTCCCATGCTGCCTAGCTGGTGCAACGACTCCGTCACCGTCTGGCGCGCGCCTCTCGTTGACAGCCGCGGCACCAAGGTGCGCGACTGGACGCAGAAGACGAGCCACGTCATCGACGGCTGCAGCCTGCAGCCCGGCGGCACGTCCACCGACTTCGGCGAGCCGAGGCAGGCCAACGAGAGCGACGCCACGCTCTACGCGCCGCCCGGCGCAGACGTGCAGGCCGACGACCGCGTCGAGTTCGACGGCGTGACGTGGGCCGTGGACGGCCAGCCGATGGACTGGCGCAGCCCCACCGGGCGCGTCACGCACCGTCAGGCGCGCCTGACCGCATGGGGGGCGTGACATGGCCACCACCGTCCGCGTCGAGGTGGAGGTGCTCTCGGACGGCGTAGAGGCCCTGCTCAAGTCTGCGGGCCTCGCGTCGGCGTGCGCATCGTCCGCCGAGCGCATCGCGGCCACGGCAGGCCCCGAGTGGTCCGTCATAGGCCCGTTCCAGCCCGGCGACCGCTCCATGTTCCTCGTCGTAGGAGACGGCGAGGGCAACTACCTGGAGGCCACAGAGAAGACGCTAAGCAAGGCGGTGAGCGCATGCAGGTCGTGAGGCCAATCGACATCGAGGACGCCCTGCGCGTCGACTTAGGCGAGCTCGCCGGCGACGCCATCGTGTGCGCCCAGCCCGCGCCCGACGACCTCGTGGCCATGACCGTCTGCGTCGTGGCCCTCGGCGGCGGCGCGCAGACGCAGGTGAGCCACGAGTACGACGTGAGCGTCGACTGCTGGGCCGCGACGTGGGCGGAGGCGCAGGCCCTCGCGTGCGAGGTGGCCGGCATCGTCGCGTCGCTGCCGTACCGCACGCCCACCAGCGGCAGGCACTACGTCACGGCGAGCGCCATGCCGCCCTACATAAACCCAGACCCACGCCGACCCCTGCTGCCGCGCGCCACGTTCCGCGCGACCGTGGGGCTGCGTGGCGTCCCGACACTCTAAGGAGGTCAGCCAATGGCTGGCATCAACCCCGCGCAGGTTTACCTGCCCACGCCCGACCAGTCCAAGACCACGGGCGCGGTCGCGGTCGCGCCGCTCGGCACCACCGCGCCCGCAGACGCCCGCACCGCCCTCCCCAACGCATGGGAGTCCGGCGGCTACATCGACGAGAACGGCATCGCCCTCGGCATCTCCAAGTCGTTCACGGCCATCAAGGACTGGGCGCAGAGCGTGGTCCGCAAGGCCCTGACCGACTTCGACGGCACCATCGCCCTGTCGTTCCTGCAGGTGGACCAGTTCGCCGCCGAGCGCATCCTCGGCGAGGAGAACGTCACCGTCACCGCCGCGACCCAGACCGCCGGCCAGAACATCAAGATGGGCATCGGCGCGCAGGTCGCGCCCGCCGAGTCGTGGTGCTTCTCCATGAAGGACGGCGAGCGCCGCGTGCGCGTCTACGTCCCCAACGGCCAGATTACCGAGATTTCGGGCGACGTCTCGTTCACGCCCGGCGCGGCCAACGTCTGGCCCTGCACGCTCTCGTGCTACGACGACGGAACCGGCCACTCGATCTACGTCATCTACGACGACGGCGTGGTCTCGGCCTAACTACCAGTCTTACCTACCAGTCATTTTGCCAGCGAGAGAGGAACCCCACCATGTTCGTCGTTCCCGACGAGGCCCCGCGCTTCGAGTTCCAGGTCGGCACAGACACCTACTCCATCCCGCAGGTCAACGACCTGCCGCTCGGCGACGCCCTGCGCATCAAGGCGGCGGTCGACGCCGCAGGCCCCGAGGGGCGCGCAGACGCGCTCTCCAAGGCTGCGGTCGACCTGTTCGAGGCGTACGCCCCGGGCGTGGTCGAGCGCCTGACCGTCTCGCAGTTCACGGCCCTCGTCAACGCCTACATGGGCGACGGCGAGGCCATGGGGGAATCCTCTCGCTCATCCGACTAGACGAGCAGACCGGCGGCGCCGTCTCCTACGACATCCTCGACCACCTGGGGATGACGCTGGAGGCGGCGCCATCTGCCATCGGATGGGCGCAGGCGTGCAACTTCGTGCGCCACCTGCCCGAGGACAGCGCCACGTGGCGCGCCCTGCACCCCGACGAGGCCGCATGGGCGTCGAGGCTGGGCATCGTCCACCTGCTGGCCGACATCTTCGACCTCGTGGGCGGGTTCTCGTGGCTCTTCGCGTCGGCCCACAGCAAGAGCAAGCCCAAGCGCCCCGACCACTACCCGGTGCCGTGGCGCAGGGCCGAGCGGCAGCACGTGGGCAAGGGCGCCGTCCCCATCGCTGACTTCGACGAATGGTACTACGGAGGTGACGATTAAGTGGCAGAGAGCGTGACCGTAGCCAACGCCTACGTGCAGGTCATCCCCTCGGCGCAGGGCATCAAGCAGAACCTCACCGACGCGCTCGTCCCCGACCTGACCGCCGCGGGCGAGCAGGGCGGCGAGGCCATGGGCGGGGGCATCCTCGCCAAGCTGGGCACCCTCAAGGGGCCGCTCATGGCCGTGGGCGGCACCATCGTGGGCGCGCTCGGCACCGCCAAGATAGGCGAGGCCCTGCTCGGCATCGGCGGCGAGTTCGACGAGATGAGCGACGCCATCGTGCTCGGCACGGGCGCGTCGGGCGAGGCGCTCGCGGCGCTGGAGGACAGCGCCAAGGGCATCGCCACGACCGTCGGCGGCTCCTTCGGCGACGCGGGTAACATCGTGCAGGATTTGAACACGCGCCTGGGCCTCGTCGGGGACGACCTCGACGCGGTGGGCCAGCGCGTGGCCGCCGCCGGGAAGCTGTTCGGCAGCGCGATCAACGTCGAGAGCATGTCCGGCGCGTTCGCGGCCTTTGGGGTGGAAGCCGACCAGATGGCCGACAAGATGGACTACCTCTTCGGCGTGGGTCAGGCCACCGGCATCGGGTTCGACGAGTTGACCGGCATCCTCGAGAAGAACGCGCCGGCCCTGCAGGGGCTGGGCTTCTCGTTCGAGGAGTCCGCGAACATGGCGGGCCTGCTCGACAAGGCCGGCATGGACGCCTCGGGCATGATGGGCAGGATGGGCAAGGCGCTCGTGGAGCTCGCGCAGCCCGGCGAGACCGCCGCAGACGCCTACCAGCGCGTCATCGGCGAGGTGCAGGGGTACATCGAGGCTGGCGACGAGGCCGCGGCCATGGACCTCGCGTCGAGCCTCTTCGGCACCAAGGGCGCCGCGCAGTTCGTCGGCGCCGTGCAGTCTGGCGCGCTCTCCATGGACGCGCTCACCGACGCGAGCCTCGGCGCGAGCGACGGCATCATGGGCACGTTCGAGGCCACGGCCGACTGGCCCGAGAGGTGGGAGCAGATCCAGAACAAGGCCAAGGCCGCGCTGGAGCCGCTCGGCGGCGCCCTCATGCAGGGCGTCAGCGACGCGCTCCTCAAGGTGTCAGAGGCCATGGACGAGATAGACCCCGCCGTGCTGGAGTCGCTCGGCACCGCGCTCGGCGAGGGGCTCAACGTGGCGGTCGAGGGGCTCGGCGTGGCCCTGCAGTTCGTGATCGACCACAAGGATGGCATCGCCGAGTTCTTCCTCGCCCTCTCCACGGCGGTCCAGAGCGTCTGGTCCGTCATGCAGCCTTTCGTCGAGTTCCTCGGCGCGACGTTCGCCGGCGTGGTCATCCCCGCCGTCGAGGCGGCGCTCGCCCTGCTCTCGGGTGACTTCGAGGGCGCCCGCGAGCGCATCGGCGCGGCGTTCCTCGGCATCCAGACGGCCATCGAGACCGCAAGGGCGTACGTCTCGCAGAAGTTCGACGCAATCAAGAAGAAAATCACGGACATCGCCGGTCAGGTGAAGTCCACGGTCACGACCAAGTTCGGCGAGATACAGACTGCGATCACCAAGCCCATCGACGATGCCAAGACGGCGGTCTCCAAGGCCATCGATGACATCAAGGGCATCTTCGACACG